TTACTCATCTTTATAATCTTCTGTTTTTATTATGTTAGTAACATCAGTCGGTTTACTATCTGCTATACCTTCGCTTAGCATATAAATACATAATCCACCAACAGCACTTACAAGTGCAACTATACGCTCCGTTGTTTCGGGACTCGCATTAAAAAATGCAATTAATGCAATTATAACTGCACTCACACAAGCCCAAAATTTACGACTACCTAATTTCCTGATTAAATCTTCTTTTTTCACAATTTTACTCCTTTAAAATCTCTATGACACTGTTAAATACAACACTTTAGCTACTATTGTCTAAATACCCTCTAAATCTCATTTTTATTATTATCTAATGTATTCCTATGCCTTAATTCCCACAATAGATGGCAATTTTCTACTTGTGTGAATACCAAAATTATTTTTATAATACATTTGTGTACTTCCACCACCATCTAAAGCTACAGCTCCGTCTATTCCTAATTCAATAACTCTATTTTTAAATTCTGCCATTGTCATAGGAATTGAGTTTATTAAAAATACTTTATCACCTTTAAAAGCGACTCCAGTATGATTAGTTTTTCTTAAAATATCAGCTGGTATCTTTTCTAACTTAGGGTCAAATGATGGATAAAGTCCAACACCGCCAACAGCAAAGTCTACCTTTCTTTTTACTTCATTGATATTGTTAATTCTTTCAATGGTAATATTATTTTCCCCATAAATAAAAGTAGCACGTTTGATATTTTTTTTATAATGATTTTTATCAGCATTTGGTCCTATAGGTTTACCACCGTTAATTGCAATTGCACAAATACTATTAGCACTTGTTACTGGTGCAGTTGTTGTATCAAAAAATACTCCATTTATGCCATATGCTCCAGTATCTCTAATAGTTTTACCATTAATAAACTGAGTGTATAGTTTATCTACGGTTGTTTCTATAATAAATAAACCGTGATGCATATAATTATCTGACTTTTTAAAAAGCTTAGGTTTTGCCGCCGCCGAACCACGATTAATAGATGTCGCTACAGATGTGCCATTAAGATTTATGTTTATTCTTCTTGGTTCTTCTATGTCTCTTTTAAACTGTTTCCACTTTTCCCAATTTCGTCCAAACATATGACCTGGACAGATTTTTCTACTTGCATCAAAGTGTCTTACAACATTATCTGATTTTATGTTAAATCTTAGCATCAAAGTTTTTACTAATTCCACTGCATTAAAATAAGTCTTGCTATAATCCCCATCTGAATTAATACATATCTCTACACTTATACTATTTCTATTTGTAATGCCATACTTTCCTTTACCATCACCAACAGCTCCTGCAGATCTACTATCACCAATAAATTGACATATTTCTGTATCATCAACAAAATAGTGAGCAGATGCCCCTCTAGAGTTTGTACCTACATAATTTCTATGATTTCTAGCAGTAGCACCAGCATTTCTATTACCCGTATCATGTATAACTATATATAAAATTTTACTACCCATGCGAGAATAATTATTTCCTCGTACTGGTAAAAATTCAAATTTTAACAAGATACCCTCCTCTCTTATTTTCTCAATGCATCTAATATCTTGTCACATTTATCATCATGTTTGTCTAATTTGCGATTAAAATCTTTGTTATAATAATCAAGCTTACTTACAGTATCAGCTACTATACGATTAGTAGTTGATAACTCTTTTACAGCATCAGCAAGATTAGTCATAGCATTCTGAAAGTTTGTGTCATTTATTTGCAGATTCCCTAGTTTTTCTATAATTTCTTTCATTTCTCTACTACGACGTTTATCATTCTGTACTATTGTATATACAAAAATTCCTAAAAAAACTACAACTACTGCCCCTGCAATTCCTAAAGATGCGTAAAGTTCTTCTATTGTCTTATACTCCATTTGTCACCCCATTTTAAGTATTAAAAAAGGGAGGATTTAACCTCCCACACACTTATAACAATAATTTTTTATTTAAGCATCAATATCAACAGGCATACCATCAGCATCAAGTCCTAGTGCTTTTAAATCTTCAAGTACTGCCTCTCTCCAAATACCAGGTACTTGTCTAACTTTTTTATTATCAGGATTACAAGTTCTTCTTTGTCTTGAAACTAATCCAACGTATAAATCTAACATTCTTTCCACCTCCCCATTTAAAAATTTGTATAAAAATAGACCTGCGATTGCAGACCCTATCAATACCTTATTTAATTTCATTTCCATTGCCATCATAACCTTTTTCTTTAAGAGCATTTATAACATCTTCTCTTAAATGTTTTGGCACAAGCTTTATCTTTTTATTCTTTTCATCACAAGTTCTTCTGCCATTTATTACTAATCTAACGTATAAATCTATCATTCTTGACCCCCTAATATTTCTTCGTAGATAGTTGCAAGTACCTCTTCCATTTTATTATTGTGATTTAAACCATCCTCATAAATTGTTGCAACAGCTTCAGCTATGTCCGCTGTTCCACCCTCGATAGTATCTAAAGATTCTAAAGTTTGTTTATTGTCTGCATTTGCTGCCCCTTTTAATTTTTGTATAGTCTCTAAATCAGCCTCATTATAAATTTTAACGCCCATTATTCATAACCCCCTTTAACACCTCTTAATACAGAGCTTACATCACTCTCGCCATTTTCTGCAATGATTTTAATACCAATTGCCCATTTATCGGCAGTTTTTGTGCTATTTTTAAAAGCGTAGGCTCTGGCCGCTTTACTCTCAGTACTCATATCTTCCCAAGTCGGCTTTGTGTCATTATAATTATTACAAGCTTTTACAGTTATAACCGCATCACTTGCAAAAATCCCGTGTGGTACTGCTATAACTTTACCAGGTTTTACATCAAACTCATTTATCTTGATTTCAACTTCTAGTCCGTTTGATACACGCTCAAACGTATAAACCCTATACTGTTTATTATCGACTGAAAAATCGTCCCACGCTTCTACTTTAATTGTGTGTTTGCCATATTTAAGTTTTAAAAAGTCATCATGAGGTATTGAGTAACTATATTCTTTACTGTCCTCTACTTCTAAATTTTCGTATATTTTTTTGTTATCTAGATAAACACGACAATAGATTTTATCTTTTTCTACATCAGTCAAACTAAATTTTTGAGTAAATGTATCTTTTTTTGCTCCTAAATCTCCATCACTGTCGCTTATGATAGGTGGGCGATTAATTTTAGTAAAAGTATATCGTCTATAAGCCACACCACCCTTGCCATCATCTGCTTTAATAGTAATTGTATGAGTTGAGCCTATTTCAAAGTTTTTTAAATGCTCATCTGTGATAGTAAAAGATAGGTCTTTATCCTGTGCAGATGATACGGTTGCAATCTCAGTATCATTTAAAATTACAGTTACTTTTACGTCATCGTTATTTTTATCAGTTACTCTATATTCTTTAGTAAATGCTGTACTTTTGCCACCTAAATCACTATCTTGACCGTCGATTGTTGGTGCAGTATTAGATTTAGTAAAAGTATATGTCCTTGTACTTGATGTTGCACCTTTGCTATCTTTAGCAGTTATCTTTATATTGTGTTTACCTAATGTAAAATCAGATATTTTAATTTTATAAGTGTATTTTGCATTTAATGTTACACTTTTATCAGTAACTTTTTTTACATTATCTACAGTAATACTTACAGTACATTTGTCACTATCTGCATCAGATACTATATACTCAATATCAAAATCTTCTGTTTTACTGCCTAAATTTAAATTACTGCCTGATATAGTAGGTGCTTGATTGTCTACACCTTTATATACATACCAGTAACTGCCACTGTAATTATTGTTAGGATAAGCATTTCTTGATGTTGATTTTACATCTTCAATGTAAGAGCCTTTTGAATAGTGGGAGAAAACTCTTTCTGTAGTAGCAACTCTGTAAGTGACTTTATTAACCGCATTGTTTTCCCATTCCCCATCTCTTTTACGACTCTCATGCCCTAAAAAATCAACACTTACTACCTGGTATTTACTCGTATCATCAAAAGGCCAACTGACATCTACTCTTGGGTTAATATTAGCTGTATATAAAGTAATAGTTTGTTCAGGACCCCATGATTTCTCAGTTCTATAATTACTATCTTTCCAAAATTTCCGCCAAATATAATTAGGCATTTAATCACTCCTTTTTGCATCAAAAAAGACAACCCACATTGGATTGCCTTATTACAATTACCTATTATTTATTTTCTTTTCAATAAACTTTCTAAAATCTTCTTTATCCATCTTCCCACTAGCAACATCAAGACCAATTTTTATTAAATCTTTATCACTCCATTTTAAAATATAATTATTTTCTTTTAAAAGAATAACTAAAATCAATACTCCTATACGCTTATTTCCATCTATAAAAGAATGATTTTTTATAAGAGAATATGAAATATTTATAATTTTATCTAAATCATCTGGATAAAGTTCATTTCCTCCAAAAGTTTGAAAAGCACCTCCAATTGCAGATTCAAGAAGTCCCTCATCTCTTAAACCTTTACATCCTCCAGATTTATCAATAATCATTTCTTGTAGTTGTATAACAAAGTCTTTATTTAATCTTTTCATTTAGCAAGTTCCCTAAAAGCGTCAATATGTTCATCAACGAATTTTTCAGCTTCATTATATATCCTAGTTTCATCATTTATAGATATTTTAAACGGTATGGCTTGTTCTCGTATAGCTTGTTTTAAAAATACATTAACCGCACTTGATATATTCATCCCAAGTTCACTAAATAACTTATCTGCTTGTTCTTTTACTTCATTGTCTATTCTTACACTAATAGTTGTATTTGCCATAATATCACTCCTTAATGTTATTTTATCAAATATTACGACAATGTCAATACAATGTAATATTAACTCCAAACCTCCCCTCTAGGCTCATCATAATAACCTCTAATAACTTTAATGTTATCCAAATCGTCAAAAGTTACACCAAAAGCATTAGCAATAAGTCCATTTAGCGTTGTCATCTCTAAACCATCTGTTTTTAAAGCCTGTTGTAATAATACATTGTCAACATACTTTCTCCATTCATATAATATTGCAACTGCCACATCAACATTGCCAAGATTCATTTCACTAAGGTCAGTACCTTCTTCGATTACTTCTCCTTCGTAAAATTTAAGATGTACTAATCTATTGCCATTATCAGCAACACCCATATCTACAACCTCAAAAGTCCAAGGCAATTCCACAATTCTGTCAGCAAAACCTGTCATCATATAAGTGTTGTATTTTTGAAAATTTTTTAAAACCTCATCTATACCAAAATAAGGATTTTCAACAACACTTAGACCCGTATATCCATTAATATCTGCCATCACTAATCACCTCATTTTCTACCCTAATTTCAACAACCGCTAAAAACTTATATCTGCTTGATTTTACAACCTCCATGTCCTGCGTTTGTAAAATATCACCATCAGTATCAATAATATCTATCTTTGTTATCTCACCATCTTTAGACGATAAACTAACAAATACTTTAATAACATTTTTATCAATAGTTTTTTTCTTGATAGTGCCATCAATAACATTATCACCCATGTATACCTTAGCACTTGCAATTCTGTCGTATAACTTTTTTGCAATTTTATTTAACTGATTATTAGGTATCATCTCTTAACAACCCCACTTTTAATCTCTCCAACATTAAACTGTCTTTGCCTTTTAGCTGCCCCATTATTTTTAACATTAATACTGTTAACAATCTTTTTACCAGTGTATTGATGTTTAAAAATAGTACCGCATTTATGATGATGCCCTACAGGATAAAAAGGATTGGTGTAAGTGTCTGTCTTATCTTTAATAACTAATTCATCTAAAATATAAAGCCTAAATGACATCAAAAGATTTGCTGGTATTATCTTTCTAAGTTCCTTCTCAAGCCATGGTATATCAAATTCAGCTTTTTGTATTTTTAACTCAAATATTATTTCATAGTCGTTATACAAAAGCTCAACTTCATAATTATTTTTACCTACAGCCGCATCCATCCACTTCAAAAGAGTCCTATGAGTCCACCTTATTTTTTTATTCCACAAAAGATAAACTCTTTTTCTTCTGTCATTAAGCGTTTCATCTTCTCTAGCTTCTATCCCAAGTATTTTTTCATATCTATATATCCCATATTCGCTAGCCTGTAGAATAAATTTATCTGCATAAGTTTTAAGGATTCTTCTTGTTAAAAAATCAAATTCTAGACTCTCACTATCTGTCCAGTCTATCCAGTCAGGCGACTTTGCAATAGTTTCATAGTCGTTATAAGCAGCTAAATCAACTTTTCTTTTTACTTCTATTTCTCTACCACTAAAGTCTCCTTCAGTATCAAAATACCAAAGTTCTTCAATTTCTCTACCTTTAGCCATTCACTTTCACCGCATTTAAAAAAGGAATCTCATTTTCTTCTAAGATTCCATTTCTCTCATAGTTTTCTAATTTTGTATTATATACATCAATTACTCCATCAATATCTAATATCAAAGATTCTAATTTTGATACTCTAACAATTGTTGACTTTTCTTTCTCCCATTCTTTCCTTAATTGCAAGAAATAAGGTTCTAGAATATTTTTTATTTTTCTTTCAATCTCATCTTTTTCAAAGTTATCTCTTAAAGTTACATTTAAAGATAAGTTTAAATCTTTTTTACCAGCACCCTCAACAGTTACTAAGTGTCCAATTGGAGCAAGCCCAAAACCCTTTTGATTATTAGGTACTGGATCCAATATTTCTTGTACTTTGCTTACTAGTTCTGTTGCAGGTGCATTATACTTTGAATCAGTAAATACTATCTTTACAGTTCCACCGCCATTCCAAACAGGATATACTTTAACACCTCCTACACCTTGGGTAGCGTGACACCAATCAAGATATTGGTCAATATTTCCGCCATAAGCATTGGTATTTATGTGTCTAAAATATCTTTCCCTAAAATCCTCAGTTTCTTCCTCTTCTTCTCCAGGTTTTATAACTCCAACTATAACTGCGTGTTTAAGTCCATTTATATTTTCAATAGGAATTAATTTCCCATAAGGAACATTTCCTATTTCTCCAATTTCTTCACAAGTAAGTTCGTAATAATAAAGCTCTTTTTCCTTTCCTAAAAACTTAGTGGCCATAAAGTTAAGACTATCAAAATTAAATCGTGAATTTAAAGGCAGTTCTATATTAAATTCTCCCTTAACTATGGCTTGTGTTGCTGGAAAAGGTGTAAGTGCTCTATCTCTTGCAACTGCTTTAAGTCCTTCTCTGTCAGCTGTATCCCCATACATATTTTTTAAAATCCAATCAAGAGTCATATATACTAATGAAAGTTCTATTGAAGCTGGTGCTTGTGCATCATATATTATAGAACCTTCACGTTTATCTCTTGTATCATCAACTCTTGATAGCATTCTTTCTAAAAGAAAATCAGCAGAAAATTCATCAAATTGATGTTTATATTCTCTTTGTGCCATTTAAACACCTCCTACTCTATGTTGTCATAGTCAAATTTCCAAGCATTTTCAATTTCAATATCTCCATAAATAGAATTTACTGTAAAAGCTATGCTAAGTTCATCTTTTGGGGATCTCTCTTTTAAATATTTAAAATCGGTAACTGCAATAACTCTATCATCTTTAATTAAACATTCCTCAATTCTTCTTGTAAGTTCCACATAGGCAAAATTTTTAGGTTGACCAAATAGATCCTGTAAAGGCATACCAAAAGTTGGATAAATTAAATGGATCCCATATTCAGTATTAATATTTTTATAAATCATCTGTTTTAAAGCTTCGATACCATCAATATTGCCATAAATCCTTTCAGAGTTAACATGCATTCTATAAGTCTTAGTTGGATCTATTTCTTCTATTAATCCTTGTTGCATGGCTAAGTTTATATCATTTTGTTCAGGAATCATATAATCACCTACTTTTTAATCCCCTTATCGTGTTTGATTTCAATAATTTCTCCTTCAAAAAGCTCTATTGTACCTTCAGTCACCAAAGTAGTAGAACCATCAGAACAATTTCCCTTTAAATTGCATTTAACTTTGCCCTTTAATTTATGCGTTCCATCAAAATAATAATCTACACCGTTAGATCCTTGAGGGCTTGAAGCTTCATATAAGTAGTACCAAACTTGTCCCTCCTGATTAGATTGGAAAACAAAATAATGTCCAATTTCTTCTTCAGTAAACTTCCTATACTTGGGCACAACAAGCCATTCTTCTTTTAATTCTATATCGTCATCTCTCTTAAAAGTAAGAGGTTCCAATTTCTCAAGTTTTGCATGAACTATAGTAGCGGATTTAAGAGTTCCAATATAATCAGCAGTAATTTTTGTCATTATCTTTTTTAATTTAGTTACATTATAATCACTCAACTTAACCTCCTACATATCTATACGCTCTAGTAAAGTTTTTGTATCTATTCCACGCTGTTTGAATTACAGTTTTTCCTTTAGATTGAGATGCTTCTATAACATTTTTACCATCAAACATGATAGCAACATGTCCCTTATTCCACATAACATCACCTGGTTGTGCCTGTTTAACTGGTATTTCAACAAAACCATATCTTTTAGGATTTGATGCAAGGGAACTTGAACTAAATCGTGGCATATTAATTCCCATATCTCTATACGTCCTTACAACAAGACCAGAGCAATCAACCCCACCTTCAGACATAGATTCACCACCCCAAACATATTTAGCACCTAGATATTTCTTTGCTGTTTGAGTTACAGAATTAGTTCCTATAGAACTATTAGAACCTATAATTATGTCATTTCCACTTTTTTGTTTATGATTTTGTTCAAGTTTTTGAGGAGCTATTTCAGGACTAATATCCTTGTTGTAAACCTCTAAATCCATAAAATGGTGTTCCTCCTGAAATTTATGAGTGACATTTTGAACTAACATCATAGAATTAATGTCAATGTCTCCAATAGCCATCATATGAACAGGAACTAAGCTTCCTGCTTTTACATCAAGACGTCCAACAATATTTTTAAGTCTTAACTTTCTGTGTTTCTTATTTAAAACTTGTAAAAGTTCTTTCGCTTTTGCTTCAATATCTAATTCTTCATTGTTAGTTGTGTCTGTATATGATAAAAGACCCCATCTCTTAATAGATTTAGTATCTTCAGCAGTTGCAGACTTAATCTCTTTTTTGTTATCGTCAAGCAGTTTCAAATGCACTCTATTATAAGTGTTTGAATTTATAGAAGTTTCATAATCAAAATCTTCTGTACAATCATAGTCAATAACATCCTTAGTTTTCATGTTTTCAATAGATTTTAGACAAATTTTCCCACCTTTATCAAACATTGTATAAAGTTTTCCAGTATTAGCAGTAGTAATGTCGCTTGCAAATCTTAAAATTTCCCAGAACTCTTTATTTTCTTCAATTCTAGCTGGTATTTTGAATTTTGTATCTTCAATATCTCCTATTTGCAAATTTCTATCTTTACAGATGTTTGTTAATAATTCTTTATAAGTCCAGTCTTTATATTGATAAGTAGCCTTATTTTTAAGATATCTCAACTGGTCGTAACAAGTTGTTGTTATAATCTGTTCACCAGTTCTAGATTTAGTAAAAATATAACCATAGAAAAATATTTCCCCATCAACATAAAATGCAATTGGATTGCCTTCTTGATAGTCCAAGTTTTCATCTTTAACTATATTTAAAACCATTTGCCCAGGTGCCCCATCTCGTGACCAGGTAACTCTAACTTCACCTTCAACTAATACTTCTTGGACTTTACCTCTGTTATCAATAATCACTTTAAATCTATCTTGCATTTGCACCACCAAAAGTTTTATCAAGAAAAGCATTAACTCCGCTTTTAATACCATGAATAACTTTAGAAGCGAGACTCCCATTCTGTTTACCATTTCTCATGGCTATATTACCCTTATTTGAACTGATACCTTTTGAACTATCAGCATTTACATTAATCACCTTTGTTTTAATGGGTATATATTGCTTTAAAAAAATGGAAATAATTAAATCAGCACCATTTTCAGCATCCTCAATTATTTCATAATCTTCAAGAGTTACAGATTTATTGATAGAGTTATTCAAATTTTCTTGATACTGACTTCTTAAAATTATAAATTGGAAAGACTTTTTATTTATTTTTAAATCTTCTAGCTTGTTCAAAACAATTTGAGGACTTATAAACTGTTTAACCGAAGGAAAATCCTCAGAAGGTACTCTAAACTCAAAATTAAACTCTGTTAGTCCAGGCTTTTTTAAAAGATTTAACTCTTCCCCATTTAAGAGAGTTACAATCTTATTTTTATTTTTAATTTTAGTATTTATTTTAGCCGGAGTAATAGGAAGTAGTAAATCATCAATATAAAAATCATAACCCTTTTTAGTGCTCATAAGCAGGTAAACCTCCCATAGTGGATTCAACAGCTTCTGCTAAATCGTCAGTAAGACCTTCCATCCATCCGTCAAGGTCTGCGGTTTCATGGATATCTCCAAAACTATTATTAGCAATAACTTCAAGCTTTTCAAAAGTAAAGTTTTGTATTGCTCTACGTTCTAATAAATCTTTTAAGTGGCTAACATCTTCATTTTTAACCTCTAAACCATCTTTTAATTTTTCTGTGTTTTTCTTTGTGCCCTTAGCAGCATTTTTAGCTTCTTGGATATCTTTAGCAATTCCAGGCATATCTGTATAAGTTGGTATGTCAAAATTCATAGTAGGCTTGGTGTTTTTGTCTTTATTTCCACCAAGTTTTTCAGCTTGTTTTTTTGCAATCTCCTTTTCTCTTTCAAATTTTTCCATATCATATTTTAATTGCAACTCTTTAGTCTTTTCATCTCTTATAGATTGATTTTCGTTGGCTTTTTCTACAGCAGATTGAATTTCGTCGTCTCTTTGTTTTTTATTTCTTTCAGCATCAACTTTAGCACCTGCAAATAAATTAACCTTATCAAATGCTTCAATACTTACACCAGGAATATTGTTAACTAAACCTATTAATTTATTAATAAGTCCAATTGCTCCATTAACCATATCCGTTAATATTCTTAAACCATCTACTTTCATATTATCAAGAGTGTTTAAAACTCCATTTTTAACTTTTTTAATGCCAATTTTAAACATATCCCATTGATATAAAATCACGCTAATTTGTTTTCTATTATTTATCACAAAATCTGCCCAATAGTTTTTAATATTATTCATTACTATTAAATGTGCAACACCAACTCCACCAACTGAGTTCGCCCATTTTAGATATAAACCAATAATAACCCCAATTACTACTCCAATCCGAAATATAGGATTAGATAAAAAAGCAGCATTTAATTCTAAAGTAGAAAGTTCAAGAGCTCCAAAAGCTGCAACTGCTCCCCAAATTATTGGCCCAATAATTCCCCAATGGTCAGCTATAAAATTAAATCCTTTAATGGCAATATCAGTTGCAATAAATATCATATTAGCAACAGTAGTAACTCCATTTATTGCTCTATCTGCAAAAATTTGAAATTCTTCCGAATTGGCAAATTCATTAAGTCTAGCAAGAGCAGGTTCAATATTTTTTACAAACCTATTTTTCATATCAAGAGCAATCTGCCCAAAAGTTTTAGGCATTTTTTCAAATTCCAAATTAATATCATCACTTGCATTAAGTAAAGCGTTTTTAACAACATCAGCAGATAACTGCCCTTCTTCAGCAAGTTTTCTAATTTGACCAATAGGACTATCCATATAGTCAGCTATTATTTGTATTAATTGAGGAGTATTTGACATAACAGCATTTAAATCTTGCCCTCTCAAAACTCCACTAGCCATAGCTTGAGTTAAGTTATACATTACTGATTCAACACCTTGAGCAGAAGTTCCAGATATAGTAAAAAGTTTATTTAAGTTTTCAGCAAAGGCAATTGTTTCTTTGTTGCTAGCAAATGCATCCTTAGCTTGTGCTCCAAGCTTAGAGACAATATCCATTGTCATCTTATATTCTCCTCTAGCCCTCTGGGCAGATTCAAATATCATATTTTGCAGTTCAAGTGTACTTTGATGACCATCATTAATACTATCAAGCCTTGCCCTTATCTGTGTCATCTCATCAGATAATCCAACAAAAGCCTTAACACTTCTAAAAGATCCATAAGTTATTAACGCGGATTTAATAAAGCCTTTGAGTTTATCAGCACTTTTAGAACCCTCTTCAACCCTTTTATTAAACTTTTCTTGTTCTAAAGCAGTTTCTTGAATGGCTGCTTGAGTCTCTCTTATCTTGTCCCTTGCAGCATTTAAACTATCAACATCAAAAGCTTTTTTACCAGCAGTTTCAACATCATAAGCAGAACTAATTACCATATTCATACTTTCAGTAATACTATTTAAAACTCCAGTCATTTGATTTTTTAAAATAATAGTACTTGATAAAACCCCCAAACTTTCACTCCTTTCTTATGTATTAAAAAGAGAGGCTCCCCTCTCTTAAATATATTATTATTTACTCAAGTTTTGTATCTTCAGCATATTTTTCAAGCATTGCTACATACATTGCTTTTGTAGGTTCATCAAATTTGATAAATTCCTCTGGCCTAACTTGGAACTTACTACATACAAAAACATAATAAGCAAGGGAGGTTTCTAAATCCTCCCCTATTAGTTTTTTGCTTCTGTTTTTAACTCATCAAAACTTTTTTTGAGCCCATTAATTTCCATACATTTTTCCAAAAGCCTATTAAACTCTTGTGCATTTAACATTTTATTTAATAATTGTCCCGGTTCCATTACACCATAGCTATCTTGCAATTCTTTGTCTCTTAAATTAGGATATATAACAGTCTCAGTCACTATATCTTTAAAATATTTATCAGTTTTAAATTTATTTTGCCTCCCTTGTATGACTGTAGCTCTATCTGTAGCTAACAAAGCACTGTCAGGCGACATTGCTCTTAATTTCCAGGATATAGCTCCATCTTCATTCTTAAATCTATTCGAAACAATAAAATCAACTTCTTCAAATGGATTAGCAACATTTTCTTTTAAAAAAGCAGTTAAACTCATTTATTAAATCATCCCTTCTAATATATTAAATTCTTCAGGCATATCACAATCTTCAAAAGTACCTGTAATTTTTTCTTCTAGTGTATCAGCAGTTATATCAAGTTTAGCCATGACAGAGCCGTCAATATTACAGTCTCTAAAAATAACAGTGTGCCTTCCAGCATTACTATTTGGATCTTCGTTTGTTATTTGGATGTCAAAGTAAATATCTTTATGTTCTTTTGTGTAAACAATCATTAGTTTTCTAAAAATATCAGTATTGTAATAACAAGTCGCAGACCACTTACCTGAAAGGGTATTAGATCTATTTCCTTTAATTCTAGTTCCAAGTCTTGGAATTTCACTTTTCCCTTTTTCCCAAGAACCTTCAAAATCTTTCAATTGAAATAATAAATATCTATTACCTTCTATAGTCACATATGCAGAACCTTCGGCCCCATGAATAGGCTCTCTAGCATGCATTATTGCTTGATTTAAATTAGGCATTTTTTACCTCCTATCTCACGTGTATTGTCATATAAAGTTTTTGCATTGCCATAACTGGCATCAAAAAGTCATGTACAACAATTGCATCTTTTTCAAAGCCTTTTTCAACAGTTGAATCGTTAGACTCATAATCCTCAATTGCACCAAGTTCTGTTAAAGTTTCTGCGTGTTTAACAAGTTCATTCCAAAAACCAATTCTGCCATCTTCATTATTTTGAACTTTTCCAAGATAATATTTGTTAAAGATTATAGCAATATCTTTTGCTCTTTGATCAAGAACTCTAATTACTTGATTCTTTGAGAAGTCAGAATTTTGATATAAAGTAAATTCTGTAAATGAGTTAATATCTTCAAGAACTCTAACCTCGTCATTTCTTCCATAGAAGAAGAAATAACCATTTTTAATAGCTTGTTCAGCTTCTCTCTTCTTGTAACCCGTATCGATTACATATTCCCCGCCATAAATTTTATTTGTTAGGGAACGATTAATAGGGCACCCTGCCTCTTGGCCAGTCACCCAATAAACCACAGCAGCTTCATTTTCATCATCAGTTACTTTATTAAATACATTGATGAGTCCTTTATGATTTGCTTTATCCTTTTTCATGTTGTAGAGCACAAGTTGAAATTTTACTCCTTCATCTTCTCTCATTCTTCTCATGAATTCCTTATAAAGAAGTTTTACAGTTTCATCAGTACCAGCATAACCAATTACATTAAAGTCATACTTCTCAACTTCTTCTAAATATCTTGAGTGCGATTCTCCAACTACTTTACCATTTTCACCACCAGTAAGCTTTGTACCAACAGTAGTTTCAAGTTCATCAGATTCAGAAGAAAATACTACTGCACTATTTTCTTTAAGTTCTGTAGCTTTTTTAACTAGCTGTTCATTAATAGTAGCATCTCCCATTTTAGTAATTACTAAATATCCATCTTCGTCGATATCTTTTTCGATAATAATTTGTATATCATTTCCTCTGATACCTTCATATTTGGCCGTTACTGTAAGACTTCCTATAGTAGCAGTTGCTTTTTTACCACCTTCATCATTTAACCTATATAAATACAAAGTCTTTGCACCTTGCATTAAATCTCTTAAAGGCTTCATTTTATCGTCTGTAAAAGAATAACCTAATAATTCTAATGATTCATTTTGTAAGTCACTAGCTTCAAGAGTAATTATTTTGCCCGTTTCACCCCAATCAAGTTCCATACCAATGGTTGCATAACCTCTGTCAGAAAAGAAGTTAGATGCCCTTGGAACAGAAACATAGTTAATATATGAACCAGGTAAAACTTTATTCTGTGTAAGAAAAGTTCCTCCACCTAATGCTCCGTATGCCATTATTTAACCTCCCTTGTATTAAAATCATTTACTAACTTGTCAACTTCATTCAAAGTGTATTCTTTATCATCTTCTAGTAAAATTGAAAGCACATCTCTATTCCAAACAAGTTTATCTGCTCTTAAGATAGCATCTTTTGTATATTTAGCAGCTTGTGTTTTATCTGTGCTTGTCTTTTTATCTACCATGAATATTGACCTCCTTTTTTCTCATTAAATCTTCTTCATCATCTTCATCATTTTCATATCTTGGGTCCATTGGATTAATTCCAGGAAAAACTTTATTATTATCTGGCCATGGCTCTGATTCCCACATACCAGGATTAGATTTGTCAGTAGCCTTTTTATAAGGCTCTTTTTCTGTATAGTGAATAATATTTTCTATTTCCATCATAAATGGTTCCTTAAATACTTTTTCTTTAGTAGTATATCTATAATTAATTACAAAATTTATCGAATCATCTTTAATTCTAGACTCTGATTTAAAACTATACACACCACCAGTATCTAAAAATACTTCATGCATTCTGTATAAGAGTGTTTGTTCAATCTCTTCTTTTAAAAAAGCATCTGCTCTCTGGTCTAAATAAACAATATTTACTAAACTATCAACTCTGTATCTCTTTTGAAATTCAGGTGTTATATCTGTATTAACAATACTCACAAAAAAGCAAGGTTCAACTAAACCTTGCTCTACATCCCTTACATATATGTTAATATTCGGAAAAAGTTTATCAATACGATTAACTACTGCTCTTAAGAGTTTTATCATAATTTACTAAAAGCCTCCTCCAAATATTTATCCACTATATTTTCTATCTCTCTATCAATTTTGTTTTCTGCAATTGTAAGCATAAATACACCAGGAACCCACTTTTTATGGTCTCTTGTCCTATGACCAAATTCAACATAGTCTGCATATTCAGTATTATTGTATAAAGTTATTTCAAATTCTGAACCGTTTTTCTTTAAATCTCCTATACTCCAACCGTTTATTAAAGTTTTTGTATCTTTAGGTGTATTATGTTTTACATCCCTAAGTTCTCTCATAGCAATATTTCTTATTGCCTTTTCTATAATGCCATCTATTTGCAATCCAAAATCCTTGAGAGCATCTCTAAATTGTTTTAATTCACTAACGTCAAACTCTATGCTCATTATGCCCACCTCACAAATTCGCTGCATATATACTCATTATGTGTTGCATAAGATTTTACTTTAGCATTTAATAACCTATACTCAAAATGATTTTGAGTAACAATTATCTTAGAATTAATAGGTATATCAATTTCAGGAGCAACAAAGAGCACAAAAGTATTCTCACTAGAAGTCACTAACTCCTCTTCATTATTTTTGGCAGAAGAAAAAGACAGTCTACAAGGTAAATTCTCATAAACTGTCTTTTCTTTAAGTTCACTAACTTTTGTTACTGGATTTTTTATAGTTTTTCGAACTATAACACTACAAATCCCTATATATAAAGTTTCAATTGCCTTTCTATAGGCACCTACCACTCTAGTTTTCTGCATGTAATCGCCTCTTTCTGCCAATTACTCTTTAAAGATGAAATCCAAATCATTAGTTTCTTTTCGCTCATATCGTTGATATTTGAGTTGTCAGAAAGTTCAACAGAAGTATCACCAAGAGTAATCCTTCCACCAAGACTATCAAAATCAAAACTTTCAGGAAGCTTTCCTGACTGAAACATTCTCTCCAAGAAACTTCCTAAAATCATCTCATACAGTAAATAATAAAGTCTTATAGGCACAAAATCTGTATTGCAGAAATTTTTAAGTCTCATAACTTCTTTAACAGCTATGAATTTTATGCTAGAATCAATATCATCAAATCCAGCATCTTTTAAAGTTTCTAAGATTTGACTCGCATATATACTCTCAAAAAAACAATCCATAGGCACTAGATCCTCAAACATAGTTCACCTACTTTAACAAAGCAATTAAATCAGCTTTTCTTACTATGCCTTTTCTATCTATTCCTTTTTCATCAATCAAAGCTTCAAGCTCTTCAACAGTTAAATTTTTAAGATTAGAAGTTTTATCTATTTTAGTTGTTTCATCTTTAATATCAGTATCTTCAATTACAATAGCACCTAATTCTTGAAGTTCCAGTATTTTATTCTCATCTGTTGTTGTATAAACTAAATTATTGAGTTTTAGTTTCATCTAATCACCTCATACATTAGTACATACAAAGATTTGATTTTCTTTTTGCTTTTTAATCCATAAGTCGTGATATTTTCTAAAGTCTATTTTCCAAGCATCAGCTTTTTGGTTAACATCAGGAGTAAAAACTCTTAATTTATCAGTCTTGTTAATACCGATAGGCACATTTGCCGGTGTGATTATCCAATAAATATCCTTAGCTTCTTCATTAGCTTTTAATCCACCCGCTTCTTGACCTAAACTTGTCCCATCTTGTGCATCATATAAAGTTTTAAGCCTTGCAGATGGTGCTATTCTAATAGGACATTCATCAAGTGCTTTTACTTTAAAGCTCATTGTTCCTTGTTTGAAATCAGCAACATTAATTGATTTACCGATTTTAGGTGAATTTTCAATTAAAGCTCTTGTTGTTGTAGACATTGTTAAAATTAGTGGAACATTATCCCCCACAATATCTTGAACAGCTCTAATATGTTCTCTAATTTTATCTAGTGCATTATCAGCAGTTATCTCCACTTTTTCAATTTGATTAGCTTTTTCTGCAATAGAAGCAATCTTAGAATATCTATAAGAATCTATTTCTGGGATAACTTGTTCTGTTTGGAAAACTTTAATCAAATTAGCAGAAGTTGCCACAAAGCCACTCTCATCAACATCCATTGCATCAAGTTGAAAAGTTCTACCTCTGTCTTGTGTCATCTTATAAGTATCATATTTTAAAGTAACTCCGCCTTGCACAAAACCCTTGTCCCTATCATAATCAGCAAGACCAACCGTTGACATTGTAGGTATCTTTACTTCGTCTCCACCATTATAAATTACTTGTCCTGCATTAGCTTCCATCCATCCAGAAGTTAGACCTTTAACTGCATGTTGATCTAACTGTTTCATCATTAATTTTGAATATTCTAAAGTATTAATTGGCATATTCCCCTCCGTTATTCATTAAATACATTTGCGATTTCAGATTCCATCTCACTAATATCTCTTCCACTGCTATCAGGTGGTGTATGTGCATTAAATCTGTCATCATTACTATTCTCTACCTCTTTAAAAAGATAAGGTTTAGATTCTTTTAAACTTTCTACCTGCTCTTTAAGTCCATCAATACCATCATCATTAAACTTAATGTTTTCTCTATCTATAAGTTTTAATAGCACATCTTCGTCTACTGAATTATATGTCCTTACCGCATCTTTAAGTGCAGTATCATTCTTTAAGTTTTTAAGAGCTTCCTCATGCTCTTTTGCCTTTGATTTCCATGTTTCAACAGACTTTTGTATGTCTTCAATATTCATATCTTTGTATGATTTGATTTCTTTATTTGCCGTCTTTATCTGTTCTTCTAAAGTTTTTATTTCTTTATCTTTAGCAGATACTTTTGCTTTTTCTACATTTATGTCTTTCCCATTTTCGTTCATAATCTTATCGATTACTTCTTTTTCTAAACCTAGTTCTTCTAAAAACTCTCTTTTCATATCTTGCTCCTTACGTTTTTTATACGAGTGTTACATTCTCATAGGTTGGATAAGTTTTACGTCAATTCCAGGACAATAAAAAAATCGCATGATTATCACACGATTAATAATTGTATTTATCTAGTTTTTATCATTTTTTCACACGATTAACTCACGATTATTTATTATATAAATCTCGACCAGTCCAAAACTCTTGGATCTATTTCAAACTCCCACTCACCGTTTTCTTTAATATTTATTGGAATAATACTATTTATATAAATCCTCTCATAAATTCCATCACTCCTTTTTAAATCTACTTCTAATGAAAAACTATCGCCAATTGTTGGCAGTTCTTCAATTGGATCTGTTAGTACTATGGATATTTTATTACTTCTTGTTAGACATTTTTTATCACCTAAAACTTTAATTTCTCTTTTTTCTTCAAACAAATTTATTTCTGCATAGTCTAAAATTTCAAAATCCCTAATACCATTTCTTGTAATATAAATTTTAGGATTTTTTGTCTTTAATCTTCTTATTAATGTTTTCATATTTACTCACCACGGTTTAAAATCTTTAACTATTTCATAAGCTTTTTTCATTAATCTATTCTCTTCCAGATACTCAATTCCTTTAGCCATTATTTCCTCCAATAAAAAAACACATCTAACAATTACTCGTCAGTGTGCTTTTTAAGATTACATATTATTTACTTTCAAATATTAATCTACTTTTAATTTTATTGTATATTTTTTCTAATTCTTTTCTTTCATTACTGCAGTCATCACCAGATGTCACTTCAGAACAAATATCAATAATATCATCAACTAAAGAATCAATTTCATCTGTAGTATTAGGATAATATACTTCAATATAATACTCTAAACTATCAAATAAAAAAGAATCAACAATTGATGGCTTTTTATTTAAAATTATTTCAATAATCTCAAAAAATCCGTTTAATTGCTCATTCTTCATATTTCTTTAACCTCCCTTCGTAGTCCCATTCTTTTTTCCTTTTTATTATATTGTGTACTTCAATACCCTTTTTTGTATAAATAGCTTGAATATTTTTATAAAATTTCACTGGCCTATCATCGGATATTTGTTTCATATTAAAATCTTTCTTTAACACTTCTAAGACTTCACTTTTAGTATAACTACCTCTTTGTATTCTACTATAAGTTCTCTCCAGCCCGTGCATATTAAATTCATATCCATATCTTCTAAAATCATGGTATTCGTCTTTTAGTTTTTCTTTGAATGGCTCTTCCCATTTTTTATTATTTATCATATTCATGGTATTGACTTCACGATTTATTTGGTTGTATCTATCAACATTATTATATTTGATATATCTGTATTTTTCAAGATTTTCAACTACTTTATAGCCTAAAATTGAAATAATTCTATTATACTCCTCTTCATCATTATAAGGAGTAACATATCTTCCAAACCACTCCTTATAATTCATATAAGGTACTCTTTCACTTTTGCCAGTTTCAGGATTTCTAGCCATTCTTGTAGTATCCATTCGTCTTTGTATATCATCATCAAAATAAGGTACTGTATCAGTACGGCAATTAGGGTGAAATGGATTGGCAGTAATCCCTGGCATATAGTCTTTGGTATCAAATACCTTGCCATCCATATGTCTACATATCTCACTAGTTTTTAAATCAAGTGTTGCAAGTATCTGATACTTTTTTACCCCTGCATCTTCATATAATTTTTTAGTGGCCATAGAACTAATTGCTGCTGTCTCTGTATACACAAGCCTTGCAGCATTTGCCTTTGATACTCCAAATTCTTTTTCTATAATCTTTATAGACTCTTCAGGGGATGCACCTCTTGCAATGTCTTTCATTAAGTTGTCTCTTAACTTTGATGTTAATTTATTGCCTCTTCCCCAAATTCTTTCGCTGAATTCTTTCCCGTCACTTGTCCAAGGATTATTCAAGACTATCTTTAATTTATCTTTGTTAATTGCTTGTACACTTCGATAACCAGTGATTCTTTGAAGCTCATATAGTTCTTTATAATATCTTTTTTTAAAAGTGTTACCAAGGTGTGCAAATAACCCTTTTTCTTCTCTACTCATTAGACCTGCAACAGTCTTTTTAACTTCTATTTCCATTGCTTGCAGTCTTGATATCCTTACTCTTCTTGATACAATATTGAGTTCTCTTTCAATTTCTGGAGTAATGCTACCTTTTGATTTTTTCATAAACTCATTTAGACCCATCTTAAAGGAATCGAGCTCTTTATTATTTAATAATTTCTTTGCTTCAAATAAAGAAATACCACCTGCTTCTTTTTGTAACTTCAACAGATGGTTATAAATTTTCTCTTGTATTTCATTTATTTCTTCATTATAAAATTTTCTTAGTTCTCTTACATACGCATCAGAATCTTTAAATATTTCTTTATTAAGATTTTCTATTCTCTTGTCCCAGTAGTTCGCCATGAACTTCACCACCTAAGCCTGCGTAATCATCATAGTATTTTAAAGCTTCTTCTCTTTCTTTTTTGATTCTCTTTTCTTCTTCTCTTGCATCAGTAACAAGAGGGTGGCTCGCTCGTAGCGTTTCATTAGATACAATACCTATAGAATTTCTTATCATTTCAACGACTGACTCATCATTAATCATCATTTTTCTCTTAAATGTTATATCGACATCAGAAAAATCAATATTTTTTACAGTTCCAATAAAATCAAACATATAGTCAAAACTTGCAGAGAATTCAAGCTCTAATGCATTGGCATCAAGTTCTAGATCAGCATACATTGCTTTTATATTTAAAGTATTTGGAGCGTTAGAAGTTTTTTCATTGTCTAGATATAAACTCCTTGCATTGTGTGCAATAGCTTTTTTAATGAGTTCGATAATTACTTTATAATTTTCAGAATTAACCTCTACCTCTAATGTATCAACACCACCTTGGCTTCCATCTGCTGTTCTAACTTTTATAGCTTTATACTCTGCAAGGTTTTCTCTAAAATCTTCTAAGTTTTCCCCATCATAGTTTTTGAGTATAAGTATTGAATTCATAGGATTTTCAAACATATTATCAGCATAATTAGATAGGAGTAGGTTAAGTGCATCTTGTAAACACATCACTCTATTTAAAAGTGGCTGTTCATAAGGTTGTCTAAAATATACAAATGGTATTTTCTTATAACTATAAACTAATCCATCTTTTTCTAAGTAAGCTTCTTCTTTTTTATATTCCAAATGTCCATTATCATATTTATAAATTTTTACAGTCTCTTCTGTGTAAAAATAATAATATAGTTCTTTTTTAATTTCATTACCCTCAAACTTGTTTTTCGTTACTTGCAAAATTACTGCTTCTAGACTTTCATTATTATCATTTTTCCAGATAGGTATTACATCTAATGGAGATAGTCTTTTATATTTAATTTCTTCTCCATCTGTATACATAAAAAGCCAAGCAATTCCACAATTATAACTATCAATTGCAAGATAGTTCATTGTTCGCATAAATCTTTTGTCTATAAATTCATTTAAAAACTTCATAGCATTTGTGTTTTTCGAATCAATATTAGGTTTTTCTGCAAAAAGATAATTTCTTTTCTGGTCAAGTGCTCGTGCATACTGATTATCTTTTATTATTGTGTTTGGTAGTCCTCTTATAGTCTTAAGTTCTCCACTCTTACCTATTACAGCCCTCTTCTTCTCGTCGATAGCATGTTTGTAATTGTAATAATCAATGCCTCTTCTCATCTCAATTCTTTTTTCTTCATGAGCAATAATTTTAAGTTCAATATATTTAATTAGTTGCTCTTTAGTTAAATTTTTTAAATCCATAATTCACCTTAAAAACCTATTAAATTAGATCTCATATCTTCAGATAGTGCATATCTAGCTCCGTCAATTCCATGATTGTCTTTATCCTCTAACTTATTTTTTGTATTTCCATCTTTATCCACTTGATAATCTATATTTTCAAATTCTCTTGCAATGTTTGGACACCTCACTGGATCTATTACTATCTCTTCTAAATCATCAAGCCACTTTTCGCCATATTCAACACTGCCTGGTCTCTTGTTTGCTCCGTATATCCTAAGACCATAGTCCCAACATTCATCAATAGACTTAGGCTCTGCACTATCTGCAATTATCTTTGTGTCATTCCAGCCATTAGCTTTAATTCTTTGTGCAGCTAACCTATTGGATAATTTAATTTCGTAAATCTCACCAAATATATAAATTTTTCTTCTAGTCTTATCATAGTGAAGTCTAACAAAAGAAAATGGATCATTAGCATAACCCCAGTCGATACCTTGTCTAATATTGTCAAAATTAAGTAACTCTTTTGTAGTAATTTCTCTGAAAGTTAAATTATCAAAAGGCACTACACCACTCCCTATAGGTTCGCCTAAGTATTCCCATTTGTATTTATTAAGCTTTGTTTCTTTTATATGCTCAGCTTCATCAATAAAGTCTTTAGAAATAAAAGTATTGTCTAAGTAAGTAGAATGATGAACTACTGTATTCTTTGGTATAAACTGAGTTTCATATCTCTTATTAACCCAAGATTGCTTTCTTTTAGGTGGATTGTAAGAATAAAAGAATTTATAATTAATTCCATCTGGAAGTTCTGCTCTTAAAACTGAATTTTCTATCATACTGACTTCATCTTCAGTCTTAAATTCCGCTAACTCCTCTATCCATAGTGTAGCAATAGGGAATTTGGCAACCTTGATAGATTTAATCTTTGAAGGGTCATCAGCACCACGAAAGATTATTGTATTACCTCTCGGAGTATAAGTTATTTTTAATGGACTAATATTAAATTTAAAAAAAGGCTCCAGGTTTAATATGCCTATAGCTTCTTTTAATTGCTCATAACATGACTCCTGCAGAGTGTTTCCAACTTTTCTAACACATAAAGCAGTTATTGGCTTTTGCACAATATCAAGAATTAGTTCAATCGCAATATTTGATGATTTTCCTGAACCTCTTCCGCCTTTGAAAACATATTTTAGATAATTATTAGACTTAATATCTTTATGAATATCTTGGAAAGCTGGTAATATTATATTTGATAGTCTAGGCTTAGATATCATCTACAATCACAACACTTGTATCAGCATCCAGCTCTATTTTATCAGTCCACATGCCAAATCTTTTCCCTAAAAGTTCAGCAGCCTTTATACTATCCCTATTTTGAGTAGGTAACTTTACAACCTCCGGCTTTTCCTCAATACCTAAAAAATTTCCATTTTCATCAAAAGCAGGTTTCTTTGCTAAAACAAGTTGATAATCAATTTCTTGTCTTCTCGCTTGTCTTGTAAGCATTCTAAGTATTTCTCTTTGGTCTGCAATAAGTTCCTCATCAAGCTCTTTCATCTTTTGCTCGATGTATTCCTTAACTTCAGGATTACTAAAAAGACGACTCGCTGCAGCAGCTGCCGTCCCTCTATTTTTAACACTTTTATATACTTTTAAGTAAGACTCAGTCTTGTTGCCAGTGATAATATAATCGTCAGCAACTTGTCTTTGTTTAATTGTTAATGCCATATCATCACCCACCTTTAAGCATTAAAAAAGATACCCCAAATTAATGAGGTATCTTCGGAAGTATTAACAGAAATCCAATACATTTCTTCACTTTATATATTATCAAATTAAAATCGCACAAAACGCACAAAATTATAATTTTCAGTAATTTTAATTTAAAACTATCTCATAATTAATGTTAAATCCATTTAATTGATTATAATTAATATATTTATCTCTTTTTAATCTTCCAGTTACAATACATGGCAATATCCCTAATCTATCAGCAAAATCCTTTATAGAATTACTATCAAAATTAGACATCTTAACAAATTCTTTATAAGCTTTCTCATTTATAAAGAAATCCGCAGCCCATTTATCTGCCCTTGCTTCTTTCAAATTATAATCTTCCTCATTATCTTTATCGGTATAAAAATCATTATTTAAGATATGGGCGATTTCATGCATTAAAGAGAACCAGAATATATCAGCTGACTTATTTCTATCAGTTATTAGCAACAATACTGATCCATTCTTAAATTTTTTTGTTGCTCCCTGTAGACTGGAATTTTTTAAATTTGGCAACCCAATTAAAACAATTCCACATTCTAATAAAATTTCTTTTAGCCTAGGATAAAAATCACTATCTGTTTTGCTAAGCATTTTTTTTATTAGTGGCAGCATAGACTCTAATTTTTTCTTATCTAACTTTATTTCAGTCTTATTTCTTGCTTTATTAGTTGCAATTTCTAACATTACATTTGAATTAACAATTGTCTTTTCGTTAAAAGAATTTACATTTCTATAGCTCACAGAAGGATTAAAATTTGTTAAATAACACAAATTAGAAACGTTGAATAAATTTCTTAATTCTTCAATTTTTTCCTTTAAAGAATATCTCTTATTTATAATAAATTTATTATCTTTAAAATATTTTAAATCTATTAATTTAGAAATCCTTTTTTCATCTTCTAACATTTTCTTTTCAATCTCTAATTTTTTTCTATCATAGGAATTTTGTAAATTCATCCAAGATTGATAATCAACACCTGTTAGCTTTTCTAATTTTAATGCTACCTCAGGTTTTAAATTTGCTTCACCATTAATCAATTCACTCAAAACTTTAGGATTAATATCTAACCTAGCTGCAAATTCATTTTGAGTAATATTTAAATCATCAATAACATCTTCAATGTAAGATCCTGGATGAAAAGCTAATAATCCATCATATTTAATTATATTACTCATAATGTTTCCCCATTTCTTTAAATATAACTTCTGTAATATTTATAGCATTATTAAAAACTTCATCTTTAGGCTTTTCAAGCAAAATTATTAATCTATAACCATCTTTTCTCGATCCTATATCAATTGCATACTGACCTGATCTGTCTCCCTTTAAATCGTGAAAATAAAAAGGCCTATACTCCATAACTGATTTCAAGTTTTCAGCGTTTTCTATGAAGTTAATTGCTTGATAAAGTTTCTTAGCTATTTTTTCTATATAATTCTTTTTTGCAAACTTATAATCAGTGCATAATTTCTTTATCTTATTATTATCATAACTTATTTGCATTATTTCTCCAAATTCTAAATTACCTTTTCGGTAATTTAATTATACATTTATTTACATAAAAAGTCAAAATTTATGCTTAATTATCAGATTTTATTTTAAAAACCTATTATGAATCATCCTTGCATAAGACTCATGAGTACTTCCTAGTGCTTTACTAATCTTTACCCAGCTCCATCCATCAATATATCTCTTCTCAAAAATGTATCTAGTTAAACTGTCATCTATACCGCTTATAAAGTCCTCTATCTCTAGTCTTATATCTCTAGCTTTTTCAAGCCTATCTTTAAGTATTCTATAAAGTTTCCTTTTTTGTTTGTTTTCTACAACGCCTGTAATCGGAATGTGTATCTCTTGATAAGGGTGCTCTGTATTTGAGCCTTTTGTTATATCAGTAACAACTATATCTTTACAACAATTAATTTTAAAATTTATATCTGCAATTTCTTTTTGTAAAACTAAATATTGTGCAAGCTTATCTTTATCCATTACTTCCTCCATTCCACATAAATATAGTCTTCCCAAACTTCCACGTAATAACCTCTGTTATAATAATAATTTACAATTCGTATCCTATCTCTAAATGTTTTAAAAGGTATAGCTAAAACTTTAATCACATCTTATACCATATCTTGCATCACAATATAAACACTATCAATGCCTTCTTCCAAATTTAAAATCTCTAACACAAATTCATCATCTTCAATATAACTATTGCCATAAATTTCATAGTCATCATCATACTTTGCAAGTTCTTCTTTTAATTCTTTAACTGTCATTTTTTTCTCTCCCTCTTACAAATCTTCTTCCTTAATAAATATTCCATTAATTGTTTTTCCTGTTCTTTTTGAAATTTTATTGTATGCAATCTCTAAACACCTTTCAGGACTAATTCCTAATTGCTTGCATAGTATGATTAATGTTACAAATATATCTCCCATTTCAAGCATCATTATTTCAATAGCTTCTTCGTGGTCTTCTTCGTCAAATACATCTCCATAGTTTAAAACATTGTCCATCTCGGTCTTAAATTCAAAAACTTCCTCTACAAATTTTAAAAATTGTTTATCAGCATTTTCTTTTTTTAACAAATCTTTACTATCTGCCCACTTTAAAACTTCTATTCTTAATTCTTCAAAATTCATAAATATCTCCTTATATTTAAAAAATAATTAACATTTCTTAACATTTTCAATTTCTAAACTTCTTGCAAATAAATCTCAACCCTAGGATTAACCTTGTCATATAAAACCCTTGAACCGTCATGACTTGCAATAATTTTAGCATTATCATCTTCAATAACATCTGCAGCAACCAAGATGTCACATGTAGCCTCAAGTAAATTAACTAGATCAACCCTATGTCTAGTTGGCATAAAATAAACGCATTTAAGATTATATTTACCGTTTAATTTTTGCTTGTAGATGCCTGTAATTTGCTTTAAACAGTCCTTTTCATAAGCCACATAAGCCCTAGAAGGCAGTAGCTTATGAAAAGCACCACATTTAACAATCCTAGAAGAATTTTTTTTAGTAATAGGTCTACCATAAAGTGTTAAATGCACTAAATATCAACTCCTAACTTTTTAAACCCCTCTTGCTGCTTTTGCATAGCGATATCTTCAAGTTCTTCTTCTGAGTAACTGTCTGTAATCTGTTCAAAATTTTTAAATTTATTATTCTCTCTTGACGTAAAATCCCTATAAAACCCTTGTGATATCTTTACAAGAGTTGTGTTAGAAACAGTATTTAAATTTAAATTCTCTTGAATCCATTTACTTTTAGAAATACCGTCAATCAGTGCTTCTATATCAATATTTTTATTAATTTTTGAGAGAAAATCAGAAGAAATCTTAATTTTTAAAATCTTATTTAATCTAGATACATAGTCTTTATATATCTCTCTATCCTCTTCTATACTTTCCTTTACTATACTTTGTGTACTTCTGTCTACATTTTCTTTATTCATGTATACATCAATCCCATTAATGTCTACATAAATAATATTTGTATAATCACTAGAATTTATTAAAGAATAATTTTTTATAATCCTAACTTCTTTTCTTCGCTCACAAGCTTTTAAATACCTTTCTTGAATGCCTTTAGAAGTTAATATTTTGAATTTACTACAGAGTTTTTTATCGAAGAAACCAACTTGTACTAACTTATTAATTATTTCTTTAGCGGCACCCTCGGTAATCCCAACTAGGTCAGCAATTACAAAAGGCAAATCTTCGTTAAGTTTGATATAATAGCCCTCATCTTCATAAATTGAAGATAAGAGAGCTATTATAACGGCTATAGAATTTGCACCGCAAGCCATTAGCACCCGCCTAATCTTGATGTCTCTTAAAAAACTTGTATCAAGTGGAAAGTAGCTAATACCCACTGCAATTTTTCTTGCCATATTTCCTCCTCATATTTAATTTTTTATTTAAAAATAGTTTAAACTTCTATATATCTATCAGAAAGGTAAATCTTCCTCATCAATATCTTCTAAATCTTTAAAACTTTCATCTTGAGAATGTACTTCATCTTCATCTTCAACAACTTCTGCATCTGTAATATCAAGTTCAGACATAAGTTGTAAATACTCATCAATTGTAATCTTACAAGCGTCCTTATATCCTCTCTCTTTACAGAACTCTACAATTCTATTCTCCCCTACTGCTTTTAAAAGTTGATCAAATTGTTCTTGTGTTACAGTATTCTTTTTTACTTCAACTTTCTCATCAGAAATTATTTCCTCATTTACTCCCATTTCAGAATTATCATATAAACCTTGGTAATCTTCTGGGAAAGCCTCTCTAAGAGCTTGTACTAACGCAACTTTTCTTATCATTGTTGCCGGTATTTTTTTCCAAGTAGACTGTCCAGTATTATATTCATCAAAAGATACAGTATGATAAAATTCACTTCCATCAGTACGTGTTATTCTGCACCATGCACCAACAAGCGTTTCAACTTGCTTTGCATAAAAAGAGCCTGCTCTTTCATTAATATTGCCCTCTTTATCTAATACAATAATTCCTGCAGTGTAAGTCTTAAAATTTTTATTAGCGTAGGCTCTCTTAATAAAGAAATCTTTGCCAGTAATAATATTCGCAGGACTATTACCAAATTTAACCAAATAAGCATCTCTTAAAAACGGATTAAGCTTTTGATACTTACATAAATTTAAAAATAGTTCTAATTCTTGATCTGTTACTTTATTAGCATCTCCAGATACTAAATAGTTTTTTATAGTTTGCTTATCTAGTGCTACTTCACCACTAGATGTTTCATACTTTACAATTGCATTTGTCATTTTTTACACCTCATCTAATTCTCAAACTTTCAGTTTGTACTAATTCTAAACCTTCGGTTAAAACTCCATTTTGATATGCTTCAAGCAAATCACTTTTCATTGGAGTTCTTGTTACGTTAAAATAATCTTCAGGTATCTTACTCTCATCTATAATATCTATACTGGCTCTATTTTTGGCTATACTAAAACTAAATAATGTAGTTTTAAACTTTTTCTTATCAATTAGCTCCATTTGTTTTTGTAGATATTCTTTTAAATCTTTACTTCTATTTACTATAGATTTTCTTTTATTTTTTAGTCTGTCTTCCTCAGCTTTTAATGCAACAATATCAGCATCCATATTTTTTAAAACTTTTGCGATATTATCAGCTTTAATCTCAATCTCATCATCAATATTTGATAAAGCACTTTTCAAATCATCATCATTTAAATCTATATCTAAAAGATTATTATAAATTTCTGTTAACTCATATAATTTCATCAATATACCTTTCTTATTTTTCCAGTTTCTTCAATTTCATCAACAATTCTTTGCATGCAAGGACTTGCGTCCTCATAGTCATACTCTTCGAATTTCTTCTTACTATGATTCTTACTTAAAAGATTTTTAGCATATGTTTCCTTAACAATAGGTCTAACCTGCACATTACCATCACAAGCATAAACCTTAAAAACTTGTTTAAAATAATAACTCTTATCTCCCTTATTTAATTTAAGATAAATATTTCTAGCAACACTCATATTGCTACCTCACGATTAGAAATCATACTAACAAGTTCAGATAAATATTCATATTCAGATTCCAATTGTCTAATCTTGCCCTTAATATCATTAATATTTTTCTTTATCTCAACTCTTAAACCTTCGTCTGTACATTTCAAATATAAATACTCTGCTTTTTTTAGCTCCATAGTTAACATTTGACTTTCAGGCACAATATCTTCCCATCTTTTAATAATTCTTTGTACTTGATTCATAAAATTACCTCCATTAATTCTTTAAATTGTGATATAATAAAAGCAAATAAAATATTTCTTTATTATTTAGTCCTGTTGTTTAGTCGCTGCAGGACTTTTTTCATTTGCCTTTTCATTTTTCTTAAAATTAACCGCCATTTTGCACAATTCTTCCCAACTAAAAATTACTTTAGTTCCATCTGTAAAATTTATTATTGGATTCTGACTCATTCCTACGCAAATTTTATCTACTCCGTCTAGTTCGCCCTTGTCTTGTTCGTCCTCAATTTTCTCTACTAACACTTGCATAACTAATATATTTTTATTTAATAGTTTCATTCCTTACCCCCTAAGATCTATTTAGCATAATCAACGCTATCAACAAAAAAACTAACGATAAATAACTCATATTACCTCCTTAAACCAAACTAGCAAACAATGCATCAATCAAGCTTGTTCCTACATATAAAAAATAAAAAACTAACTTAATACCAAAATTAAAAGCCAGATAACCAAGTATCATTGCAGCAGCAATACCTATTAATCTTTTAATAGTTAAAACCAAATTATATTTATTAAACTTAACCATCAAGCTTCACCTACAATTTCTTCAAACTGTTTTCTATAAATAATAAAACATCTCTTCTTATTACTTTCATTAATCTTAAAACCAGTACCAAAAGGTAGTAGCCCTCTAGCTAATCCCTCTCTAACAAATGTCTCTGATTTACCAAGCCTTTCAGCAGCTTCTTTTACACTCATTGTTAAATCTTTTAAATCTGCCATCATTAAACCTCCAAATTTTTCTTAACCCATATTTTTAACTCTCCAGCAACTTTAGTAATCTTCTGCAATTGCTTCATAATATCTTCCAATTTTCCTTTTTCATCTTCAGTAATAACCCCATCTGCAGTTATTTCAATAAGAGCATCTTTAATATTCTCACCCACCTTCTATATTTTTATTATATATATCGTGTTCCATTCTAATAATTTCAAGTATATATACTATATATTGTGTTTTTTATTGAATAATGATATTATTATATCTAGTGTAGACCTCCTAAATTGATTTAAACTTATTTCGTATAAAGGAGGTGTTATTATGGCTCGTAAACGTGTTTCAGTAACTTCAGAAAATCCTAACGGAAGAAATACAACATTCCACGATAATTACAATGGTAAAAATATGACAAGAAACCAATTTGTAAGAGAAATTAAAAGTGGAAATTATGATAATTACCATGTCCGTGTAATTAATGGAATAGAAACTCCAGTTTCTAACCCTGATAAAAGTTCCAATAATAACTTAGATTAACTTTAGTATGGTCTACACTTCACTTTTATATCGTCCTTGTAAATAATATTTCTTGAAGTTATAGAACAAATCAGTTCATCATCCATGAATATATCAATTTGACTAATTTTTTCATTATTCATTATTAATGGTTCAGGATATACATAATCAAAAATATTTTCATTATATTTATTTAAAACCTCGCCTAACTTCGTTAAAGTTCCATCTCTTATTAAAACAAGTTCCTTCACAATGTAATATAAATGTGAATAAGATATCCCTATTTCTCTTGAAAACTCTAAATAACTTTTAAAATTTTTATTAATAAAATCACTAAGCATAACTCCATCTATTTTCCACATACTTTCACCCCCCAAAACATCTAATCAAAATATCTATTAAACTTAACCATTATCTATCACCTTATTTGTAAACTACTCTTATCAACATTCCTAAAATATTCTTCTATTTCATCTTCATAAATCATTAATTTTTTCCCAATTTTAAAACTTGGAAAATTAGGCTTCTTAGCTATTTTTCTAAGTGATTCCCTTCCAATGTTTAAATCATCTCTATATTTTTCATAAAATTGTGGAAATGAAATAATATTTGCCATTCTTTTTACCTCCTCGTATAATAATGTTGTAGTTAAAAAAACTACATTTTCTTTTCTATCCCATACTCATTATGGGATAATAATTGTAATAGATAGAGTTCGTAGTTCACCTCCTTGAAGCTCGTCTTCCTTATTCATATAACTCCCAGCAATTAACTTCCAGCACTTTTTCAACTTTTTTAGCAACTCTCCTCCAAACCTCTTTGATATAATTAGTTCAAAGGAGGTGATTACAAGTGTCTGACTTAAACAAAGAACTTGCAGTAGAAGTAGCTCTAAAAGTTTTAGACAAAGTAGAAATTAAAAACGGAGCTAACACAACTACACTAAAACTTGAGTCAATAATTAACATTATTGAGGGAGTTTATAAAACTCTTGAAAATCTGGACAAGGAGTAATTCTAATCAATTTAAGAGTGCAGTTGCAGCTGTACTCTTTTTCAATTTCACTGATTTTCCTTACTAATTCTTTAATCTCGTCAATTTCTTCAAAACAATATTCTATATTTAATTCCATAACTCCTCCTATATTTAATTTAGCGTTTGATAAATTTCTAACTTTTCCATCACCTCTGATATAATTAACTAAAGGAGGTGAACAATAATGAAAATATATGCTTGTCTAATAGGACAATGGGTTTGCCTAAATGATGACCCAGATGCCACTATAGGTAATAATGGTCAATCACCAATTACTTGGTACAAAGAAAACGGTGAAATCTGGGCTCCATTCAAACGCAAAACCGAACATATTTATACACAGCTAGATTATGTTCATGTTTTTTACAAAGGAATAGATTACAGAATAAACCCAATCTTCATTCAAGTTGCAGGCATTTAGTCTTCAACGTCTACAAATGGAAGTGACTCCAACCTATCAACTATTAAGTCAACATCAAAGTCGTCAAGCTCTAACTTGGCGGCTTTTTCTTTTTCTCTATCTGAGATAGCCTTATTCAATTCAAACCATTCTAAAGGCGTAAACTTTTGTCTAAATTTTAAAAAATCAATAATATCTTTCTTTTCCATCCATCACTACCTCCTATTTACAACTTTACTGAAAAATTGTCTACTCTTTATCAGCAACAAAATCAAAGAGAAAAGTAAACTTATTTTCAACTATGCTATATCTAACAGTCTGTAGATGCCCTACCAAATCATCCTCAGTCATGTTAGATATTTCTTTTTTAAATTCTTTAACAGCTTCTTTTTTAAAATCATCATCAGAACGTTTATATCCTAATTTAATCAAATCTTCCATATAGCCTCCTATTTGCCAACTATAAATATTTCATAATTCAATATATTTCCTGTACTATAATCACTTTAGAAAGTGAGGTGATTATAATGAAACAAATAATTATCGACAATGAAACCTTAGAAAATTATAAAACTCTAAATGATGTCCATATAATTCTAAAGAACAAATCCATCTTTAATAATCATGGGATTGTAAATGGAAAAATTACAATTGATTCCACATCTATATTTAATCTTCATGGTACAGCTAATGCAGAGATAAATAATATGGGAATATTCAATTTATATGGAACATTAAATACTAATACTTTGCCAATAATCACTTATAAAAATCCTAACGCTATAATTAATCTTCCTGATTAGTAACGTTAGTAATTTTAGAGGTTATATTTATTACGTCATATTCTTCTTGCTCTGTATTACTTGCAATAATACGGAGCAATTCTTTTATTTCTTTTAATTCTTCTAATATTTTCCACATACTTTCACCCCTCCTATTTGCAACTTTAACAATTAATTACTTCATCACCTCTGATATAATTATCTAAAGGAGGTGATTATAATGGACACATTTGATATTTCTAGTTTGCAAGACTTATCAACTGCTGAAATGGCTAGTGGAATGTATAAAAGAATTAAATCTCAAATTGATGATTTGTTATCTGAAATTAATTCAGATGAACATATACTAGTCACTATTGATAGTCTAGCAATAACAGACGTTGGATATCATAATCCTCACATGCTCATTTTTTATTGCAAAGATTCTCAAGAAAATCAGGTTCGAAAATTGATTCATATAAATTCGTTAAATATGAACCTAATTGTTCTGAAAAACCATAATTCTGAAAAGCCAAAGAAATCAATAGGCTTTTTAGGAGAAATTGATTAACATCTACTAGCTTTTCTAAGTTTTGGTTCATTTGCTCTAACAAGTGAACCATTTCTTTAAATTCCCTCATCTTCCATATCCACCCCTCCTATTTACAACTTTAACAATTAATTACTTCTCCATTACCACCTCTGATATAATTATCTAAAGGAGGTGATTATATGTCATATTCTAATAAAATCCAAAATGAAATACTCCAAAAGTGTTATAACAACTATTTAAAAACTGGCATTCCTTCAGGAGAATTTGTATTTGGTTTCGATAATGAAATCAGACAAAATTGGTTTGATACCCTTGATGAAATGTATGCACACTCATTTATTAAACCTGGCTATAAAGCTCTAGGTATGAGTAAACTTATTTTGACTGAATCAGGTTTAAGTCTTGCCAAAAAATATTTTGAATAATCTGAAAATATCAAAAATGATGGATTTTGCTATATTACTGATTGTGAAATCCATTATTTGTTCTTGCTTAAATCTTGTAGGAATACTTTCCCCTTCAACAACTTTAAAAATATCTACCATTTCAACAGAAAGTCCTTTTTTCCTTACATAAATATGATAGATTTCATCATCAATAAAAATTTTAATTCCTTTTATTCCATAATCTGTATCAAAGAGTTTCATTTTCTAAATCCTTTAATTCCATCACTACCTCCTATTTGCGAACTTTAACGATTGGTTATTCTACTATCAATAAAAATTTATCAATAAAAATTTTAATTCCTTTAATTCCATATAACCTCTCTAATTACTCTTAATCTAATAAATCATTCATACAACTTCCACCATTCAATCTTCAGCACTTCTCCAATCCTCTTGGCAATACTCACCGGAAGTTCCCTTCTCCCAATTTCATAGTGGTTATATCTACCTTCAGATATCCCAGTAATTTTTGATAAGTCTCTTTGGCTTATATTAGCCTTTAGCCTATATTCCTTTAGTCTATTCATTTGTCCTCCTTGTTCAAAAATACTACATATTGTATAATATAGTTATCAACATACTATAAAGGAGATGCAATCAATGTTAGAAAATCTAGAAACTTATGATGTAAAGATTCTAAACTATATAAATAAACACACAAAAGTACACATAAATGAAATTATGAAAAAATATCCGGATAAAAAATACTCAACTAAATATAGGTTGGATTGCTTAAGTGAACAAAACTATTCAAGGCACTATAACGGCAGAATACAACTACCTATTGATAACACCTCATACCTAAATAAAGAATATGTTCATCTTGAAGACAAAAAAACTAAAGTTACAAGTTCAGAATTTACAGGTTATTATTACGTAAGCGACCTAGGTAAAAAATTTCTCCAAAACTATAAAACTACATCTCGGGAAAAACATATGTCAGAATTTATTAGATCTTTCTTTTTTCCAATGCTCATAGCATTTCTAACAACCCTTCTTACAATATGGATAACCTCTTTAATACAATCACTGTAAAAATGGTTGTCCCCACTGAAACTATTAGCGGAATTAAAAAATTAAAAATTATCAAATACCACCAATCATCTCTATGAGCTATTAACTGATCAACAAATAATTCTACATCCAATAAAAAATCATCAAGTTTATCTCTCACCTTCCGTACACTCCTCCTATTTGCAACTTTAACGATTGGTTATTCTACTATCAAAAAAAATTTTATTTACTTCATCATTTGTTAAATCAAGAGCTCTAGCTAAATTATCTATTTCTGTTCTAGTAAATTCTCTCTCTCCTCTTTCTTTACGTGAATATGTCAATTCATGCACTCCAATAATATTTGCTAATTGTTTTTGAGACAATTCTTTTTCTATTCTAGCAATTCTTAATAATTTTAGATTCACTTAATCACCTCTTTGCTAACCAATTGTTAAATCTATTATACTAACCGTTTGTTATATTGTCAAGAGATTATTAAAAATTAATTATATATTTGGTTAGATTTGTTTACCAATTGGTATATTTTGTGTATAATCTAATTACCAAAGGTTGTATTGGGAGGGGTTGTTAATGGATACTTTAGGTAAAAGAATTTTAAAATTATTAAATGAAAAAAACTTGACTCAAAGAGAACTTGCAAAAATAGTAGGTACTACGGAAGTATCTATCGGTAGGTATATAAATGATAAAAGAGAACCTAATGCAACAATGTTATCAGAAATAGCAAATGCTCTAAATGTTTCGTCAGATTATTTGTTAGGACGTTCAAATATACATAAGCCACTTGAAAACAAAACCTCAAAAACAAAAGAGCTAGAACAAGACTTCCCCGAAGGAATATCCGTACTATACAGAGCAAATCGAAAACTTACCCCTGAACAAAAAGAAATGATGCTTAGGATGATAAAGGCAACGTTTTTTGAAGATGAAGAAAATGAAAAATAATATAAAATAGGAAAATACATATAAGTTATCCACATTTTATAAAAACTATTTACGATAATTAAAAGTTTATTTAAATCTATAAAAATGATTGATTTTCTACTGAAAAGGATATACTATATATACACAACGTATAGTTGTATATACAAAAAGCAATCCTTGGAAGTAGCTCTCCCACCATATGGGAATGGGCGAAACCAAGGATTTTTGATTATGGAGGTAATATGAAAACAGCCATATTAGTTGATGGAGCATACTATAGAAAAATTACAAATTCAGTTTTTGGTCCTAGCAATCCCAAAAATACCGTTGATAAGCTCTACAAATATTGTATGAGACATTTATCTGAACGAAAAGATGATAAAACTACATATAATGAACTGTATAGAATTTTTTATTACGACTGCCCCCCTACTTCGATAAATGTTTTTCATCCTTATCTTCAAAAAGATATTAACTTAGGCAAAACCGAAATTTATAAATGGATGACAGAATTTATTATCGAAATGAAAAAACAACGTAAGGTTGCCTTAAGATTAGGAAACTTATCTGACTATGATTTAAATTATAATTTAAAGTTTTCAACAACTAAAAAATTATTAAATAATAAAATTAAAATAGACGACTTACAAGAATCGGACTTTCAACTTAATGTTAGGCAAAAAGGTGTTGATATGAAAATAGGGGTTGATATTGCATCTCTAGCTTATAAAGAACAAGTTGACCAAATAGTATTAATTGCAGGCGACTCAGATTTTGTCCCAGCAGCAAAATTAGCTAGACGAGAAGGTATCGACTTTGTATTGGATCCGTTAGGAAGGAAAGTTAAAGATGATTTATTCGAACATATTGACGGGTTGAAATCAAGGGACGATAAATATTACAAGTTTAATAATAATTAAAAATATATTTAGGCTTAAGCCTTATATATTTTTAATAACAAAGAACATATATTTTAAAAGAACATGAGTACATTAAATTACAATTTAAACTATGCTGTTAGCATGGCTAACTATATCCACAACAAAATTAAATACGAAGAACAATTAGTACCTATAAATTTAGAAGATATTTTGAAATACAGACAAGATATAACTGTAGTTAAAGAAGATTTACTAGGATTAGATGGATTTAGCATTCATAACAAAAATACTAATAAATACGTTATAGCTATTGATGATGTTAATTTTGACCTAACCAGGCAACGCTTTACTATCGCCCATGAACTTGGACATATTTTTCTAAAACATCATACAAAATATAATTTTTTGAATGACTATATAAAAGAGAAAGCTGCAGATGCATTTGCTGGAGAATTACTTATGCCAAAAGATATGATGTATTTGACAGCTAAATACCCAACAAATTATATTGTAAGTCTTTATGGAGTCAGCTATACAGCTTATGAAAAAAGAAAGGAATTTCTAAATGAAATGTATAATTTTTACTTGCAAACAGAGCATGAAAGGATGATAGCTTTTGAAGATTTAATTAAATATACAAAACATTCAATACTATTGGGACAAAGTATATAAATAAAAATCAAGTGCATTAATTTTTATTTTCAACTCATAAATGTGAAATTCCCCTATCCTGCTCCAACAGAATAGAGGAAATAAGGTTTTAGGCTTAAAATAAACCTGGTACACTTATATTATAGCTTAAAATCTGACAATAATAAAGAAAGGTTTTAGGTGAATAAGAATGGTAACAAAAAATAGGAAATATGGAAATGGGAGTATTGTTGTACAAAAAAGAAATGGCAAAAAATACTATGTAGCAAAATTTATTGTTGGCAAGGATGTAAATGGAGTACCAACCTATAAGACTAGAGCTTCTTACTCTTATGATGAAGTTTTAGAAAAAATGGAAAAAGCTAAAGAAGAATATAGAAATAAAAATATCGTTTATGAAAAAGGGGCTTTATTTGGTGAAGCTTATAAAACTTGGATATTTACATTTAAAAAAGAACAAGTTACATCCACAACATTTTTAAAATATTTTAACACCTATGAATTAAGACTTAAAGATTTTGATATAGCAAAAGTACCACTTGGCGAAATAACAAGTACAATGCTTCAAAATCATTTCAATAATTTAAGTGATAAATATTCGTCAAAGACTTTATATACTAGTCTAATGCACATAAAAACATTTTTTAAATACTGCACAGATGATAATAAATTAGGGTATAATCCGTCAAAATCCGTTAAAATATTTAGAAAAAAGGAAAAAGAATTTAATGATGCCTATTCAATTCAGGAACAAATTCAAATTTTAAAATCCTTAGATTATACTAGTGGTGTAGACATTGCTATATTTTTAGGACTAAAAAGCGGTTTAAGACTTGGTGAACTTCTAGCTTTAACATGGGAAGATTATAAAGACGGTACCTTGAATGTTAACAAACAATATAATTTAAATATAAATATACTTCCAGATGGAACAAGAGAACGCAAATATGAAGTACTACCTTTGAAAACTAATAAGTCATATAGAGAAGTGCCACTTGATGATGAAACAAATAAAATCTTGAATAAGTATAAAGTATCTCAAGCAGAAATATTATTAAAAATTGGTAAACTCCAGAAACCTGAACAATTGATTTGCTGTAATGAATGTGGAGACTATTTATACAGGCAAAAGCCAACAAAAAGACTTGTTAAATTATGTAAAGAATTAAATATAGAATATAAAACTTTCCACAAGTTACGTCATAGCTATATCTCAAACTTAAATGCGGCTCATATTGATCCAAAAATGGCACAAGAATTAGCTGGCCACGAAGACATAACAACGACATTAAACATATACACTCACGTCAATTTAAAACAAAAAAAGACAGCAGTAAATAAGGTGAATTTACTAGAATTGATGAGCGAGTAG